TGTTCTAAGCGGAGTGTACGTAACAGGCTTGCCACCCTTGCTGCGACCGAAGCGTGGGCGAGCCTTGCTGACGGGCTTGCCGTATATAACCAAGTCAATCATTAGACCCCCAACAATTTTTGGATGCGCTCTCTCGCTCTCGATGTAGGTACGGCATCGCCCTTGACGTACCGAGCAACAGCATTGCGACTCATGTAAAGACGCTGAGCCGCATCGCGGAAGGTTAAACCTTTACGCAGCAAAGCGAACTCTAATCTTTTGTGATACGGAAGATCAGGCGAGTCTTCGATCTTAGCCGCCTGGCCTTTCGTTTTCTTGTTGATGATGGCAACTGCTTTCGCACAAGGCGACCGCTTGCCATTGATCCACTTAGTTACTGTGGATCTATCAACGTCGCACATATCAGCGAACTGCTGATGCGTCAAGTCATTATCGCGCAGGAACTGTAAAAGTTGATTCACACCGTCATCTCCTATGTTGGAATAGTGACATCATGCCACCGCTTGCATTCCGTCACAAGGGGGTGTAGCATCTCTTCCGTCGGCATTAACGACAAACCAAGGAAACCTGAAATGAGAACTGAAATTGAAATTGCTGAAGAACTTTTCGAAGCCAAGGCTGAAGAGAAGAAAGCCACGAACAGGCGGGTCGCTCTGGAACAGGAGTTGATTGATCTGCTCGGGCAAAAAGAAGAAGGGTCAAAGACCCACAACGTAGGTGATTACAAGATCACCATCACTGGCAAGGTCACTCGAAAGATCGATTGGGATCTGTTCGATAAGGACATTGCACGCAACATCCCCCCGAGTCTGCATCCAGTCAAACTGGTACGTGAGCTTGACGAGACTGGCGTGAAGTATCTCGCCAACAACGAGCCTCACTTGTACAAGATCCTGGCTGGTGCGCTTACTGTTAAACCCGCGAAAACATCTGTAACTATCGTCCAAGGAGCTTGATGAAATGGCTATATCACTAAGTAGTTTAAAAAAGACAGGCGTAGCACGACCGCCACGTATTGTGGTGTACGGCACACACGGCATCGGTAAGTCCACCTTTGCCGCGCAAGCGCCGAACCCCGTCTTCATTCAGACCGAAGAGGGACTCGACGCCATCAACGTCGATGCCTTCCCGCGCTGTCAGAAGTTCGAAGATATCTTGGAGTGCATCGGTGTACTGGCCAGCGAGAAGCACGAGTTCAACACGGTCGTCATCGACAGTGCTGACTGGGCTGAGCAACTGGTTCACAAGAAAGTCGCGCAGGACAACAACGTCGCCACGATTGATGCCATCGGCTACGGTCGTGGATACAAGGCGGCTGCTGATTACTGGCGTCAGATTCTGGATGCGCTCGATTACTTGCGTAACGAGCACAGCATGCAGGTCATCTTGCTGGCACACACTCAGGTCAAGCGTTTCGATGATCCGCTTGCTGATCCGTACGACCGCTATCAGTTGGACCTGCATCACGGCAGCGCCAGCCTGATTGCCGAGTGGTGCGACATCCTGATGTTTGCGAACCAGCAGTACTCGACCGTGAAAAGCGATGTGGGTTTCAACCAGAAGGTGACCCGCGCTGTCGGTAACGGTAACCGAGTTCTGTACACGCAAGAGCGTCCAGGCTGGCAGGCCAAGTCTCGTTGGCCGTTGCCGGATTCGGTCCCACTCGACTACACCAAATTTGCTGATGCTCTCAGCAACGCTATGAACAATGTAATTGGAGGTTAATTAAAATGGCTAAACTTAATTTGAATCCTGCTGACTTTGAGAACATCAGCGACGGCGCACCGGAGATCCTGCCGGTGGGTGACTACACGATGCAGATCGTGCAGTCGGATCTCCGCGACACCAAGGCTGGCGACGGTCAGTACCTCTGGCTGGAGCTGGAGATTCTTGGACCCAAGTACGTGGGTCGAAAGTATTGGGAGCGGGTCAACCTGTTCAACAAGAACGAGACGACCGTCAAGATTGCTCGCAAAACTTTGAGCAACATCTGTGCTGCTCTGGGTTTCAGCGCGCTCCCGGATGACTCCGAGCAGTTGCACTTCAAGCCCCTGAAGGTCGTGATCACGCACAAGGAAAACAAGATGGGCAATCTTGAAACTCGTGCGGCATACTACCCGACAGGTGCTTCAACCCCTGCCGCCCCATCGGCTCCGGCACCCGCCCCGACGGGCGCTGCGCCGAAGCCTTGGGAACGTCATAAGAAGTAAGTAAAGAGGCGCGACATCTGGGGGCATATACCTCTGCCCAACCCCGATACACCGGGTGTCGCGCCTCCCTTCGGAGGGGGTATGAAAACGATCATTCATGTAAACCAACACGCCATACGACGAAACATCAAGGCGGATACCAAAGAACCTGTGCTGACGGTGAAGACCTACAAGTCGAACACCTACGCGCACGAGGTATCCATCAAGGGTCCGTCCAAGGTTGTTTACTCCCCGGACAAGCCGCTGTCATGCGGCGCTCGTGTTTGGATCGAAACCGAGTCTGAAGTGGAGATTGTTTCCTAATGGTTAAGATTCCAGACTTTGACGATTTGACTCTCCGCGCAGTGGACTCCGCTATGGAATCCTTGCAGGAGAACAACCCTCGGGGTTATCTTGGGGCATCCGCTGTGGGTGATCCCTGCGAGCGGAAGCTCTGGCTGAACTTCCGCTGGGTCAAGCGCGGGTTCATCGAAGCCGGAGGATTGCGCCGGATCAATGATGGACACCGGGGCGAACAGGTAGTTGCAGACATGCTCCGCCTTGTGCAGAGCGTGAACCTTTCCACGGAAAAGGAACCCGGTGTTCAGCACTCGTTCGAGGCGCTCGGCGGACACTTCCGTGGCAATTGCGACGGACTCATCAGCGGACTCTTGCAAGACCCGGACGAACTCTACGTTTGGGAATGCAAGGTCATTAACGAAAACAAGTTTAAGAAACTTCAGAAGCTGCGGATGGCCGATGAGAGTACCGCGCTCAAGAACTGGGACTACATCTACTACGCGCAAGCGCAGATCTACATGCATTACTTCGGGACGAAGAAGCACTACCTGACGGCGGCTTCTCCTGGCGTTCGCGATCTGACTAGTGTGTGTACGTTGTACGTACAAGAAGAAGCCGAGATGTTCATCGAGAAAGCAAGGCGCGTGATCTTTGCATCTCGACCGGCTAACAAGTTATCGAACGACCCGGCATGGCACGAGTGCAAGTTCTGTAACTTCAGCAGTCTCTGCCACGGCAACGACATGCCGCGACAGAAGTCTTGCAGAACCTGCTTGCATAGCTCAGCCCTGCCAACGGGTGGTTGGAAGTGCGAGTTGTATAACAAGAGCTTAGATCTGGAAGTGCAGAAGCGTGGATGCGAAAGCCATCTCTTTGTACCAGACCTGATCCCCGGTGAGCAGATAAACTCGGGTCCTAACTGGGTCGAGTATGTGATGGGGGACGGAACGGTATGGACAGATCAAGCGAAATAGATGACATCGACGAGAGCCAAGTCGAAGCCACGATGCTGCTGACTGGCGATCACATGATGCTGATTATGAAAGCCCTCGATGTATACGCCTATGGATTGATCATGGCGAATGCACAAGGCGAACTGAACGCTGTCAAAGAAGTCGCTGAAATTATTTATAGAGAACTACCTCAACCCGAACTGGATTCATAATGAAACTGCGTGAATATCAAACTGAAGCTATCGAAGGAACGCTGAACTATCTGCGCGAGAACGAGGGCAACCCCGTCATCGTGCTACCGACCGGCACCGGCAAGAGCATTGTGATTGCTGAGTTCTGTCGGCAGATTCTGAGCCAGTGGGCAGATACCAAGATCTTGGTGATCACTCACGTTCGCGAACTGATCAAGCAGAACTACGACGAGTTGAAATCGCTCTGGCCAGAAGCCCCGGCAGGGATTAACTCAGCCGGGTTGAACCAGCGTGACTACGAACATTCGATTGTATTCTGTGGGATACAGTCGGTGCATTCGAAGGCTTCGAAGTTTGTGAAGGTCGATCTGGTCTTGATCGACGAAGCGCACCTGATTCCACGCAAGACCAATACCATGTATCAGAAGTTCCTCAAGAACTTAAAGATCATGAACCCCGACATGCGGGTGATTGGGTTAACTGCTACA